ATGTTACAATTGGTTACAATTCCCGTTACAATTGCCCCCCAAGCCCGCATGAAATCGCAGTTTATACTTATTAAGCAGAGCCAAGCACGCAAGGCGATGCCGGTGATCTACCTCCAGGTATTTGACGCTCGGTTTAAGGATCGGAAATTCTTGTATTCAACGCGGCAAATTATCGATCCGAAGCTGTGGGATGGTGATGCCCAGGCTGTAAAGATCCGGAAGGCAGTAAATCAGGACGACCGGCAGCGCCTCGACGCGTTAGACAAGTTTCTGAAATCAATTCGAAACCGAGTGGAGTTATACCAGAGCCTGAAGCTGAACAGCAACTATCTCGACAAGGCCGAATTGAAGTCGCATCTCGATGGCATGAAAGACGATGATCGCAAGGACGCCGAAGAGCGGCTAAGGGCCGGGAGCGACTTCTTTAAACTCTGGGAGAAGATAATCGACACCACCCGTGCAAACGGAAAAGCGATATCCGAAGGAACGAAGCGATCAAAAAAACAAACCCTTGTCAAAGTCACCGAGTTCGCCGCTGTCAACAGACTACGGCCAACACTTGACACAATAACCAAAGACTTTTACACCAGCTTCGTGGGATGGCTGGAAGGTCAAGGACTGAAACCGAACACGTGCGGAAAGCATGTAAAGGAATTGAAAGCAATCCTCCGGGAGGCGGACGATCGGGGATTCAATGTTAACCCCTCCTACCTAAAGAAATCATTCCGCGTGTTCCGCGAACCTGCAGAGTCTACATACCTGTCAATCGAGGAGCTTAGGAAAATAGCGTCGGTGGCAATCAAAGGTCAAAAGGCTCAACACAGAGATGTCTTCCTTCAAGCCTGTTTCGTCGGCGCCAGGCATTCGGATTGGCACCAAATACATCCAAACAATGTAGAGGTTCACAATGGCAAAGAACTCCTCCGCATCAAGCAGCAAAAGACAGGGGCAATCATCTATGTCCCAATTCACCCGATGGTAAGGCGAATATGGCAGCGGTACAAGGATAGTCCACCGCGGGTGGTGGCTCGTCCAAAGATCGCTGAGGCCATTCGTGAAGTCGCAAAGGTTGCAGAACTTGGGAAAGTTGTGATCAATGGCCAGCGAGTTGATAAGTACACCACGATATCCACCCACACAGCCCGAAGGTCGTTTGCCACAAACGCCTACCTGAGCGGAGACATGACCGTCCAAGAGATAATGAAATGCACGGGGCACCGCACCGAAACCTCATTTCTTAAATACTTAAAACTTGATGGAAGGGACTTCGCATATAAAGCTAGTGACAGCAAATTCTTTTCAGCAGGTACTTGGGATGAGGGGGTTAAAATGAAAATTGCATGAAAAGAAAAAAAACAAAGGACCTTCAGTTAGCTAGCCCGGTCGCTGATAACATAATTATGGCTGAGGCGCAAGGATACTTTTATAAGTCACAGAAGTATTATTCAAGAGTCTATAAAAAAGGAAAACGTCGTCTGTCGAAAGATGACCTCCAATATTACCAAGGGTTTTTACAATCAACCGAATATCAATACTATGAACAGAAACTTGCAGCTGAACATGTCACAGAACTTGGCAGGGTGATCATTCATGAAATGCTGTATATACTAGGGTACTCAGATCATAGGGCCGTGTCGGAAGAGAGCCCTATCTTTAAGGAGTGCCTACAATTGTTTAATAAAAAGGAGAAAGAAAAGGTGCCTTTAGAAGACATTCAAAAGCTAACCACCTTATTTGGCTCTCCCTACAATATCGGCAATCGTGACTTTTTATTCTGGTTATTTGCCGACTTTAAGATGTTTCTGCGTTTATTCTGTGATGGCGCACTATTAACCATTGTAAAACCAAATCACAAAGATGCGTTGGAAGTTACCAAGCTAATCTCATCACTAGACCGCATCACTGAAGTAACAATAACTACCAGGCATTCAAGTACGCATCATTTTAAGGGTGCTATTTTTTTGAACTTTATCAAAGAAGCAATTGACTTATACGTTAGTCGTGGACTTCCTATAAAAAAAATAGACGGTCGTCCGGGATTCAATGAGTGGTTTATCAAATTATACTGCCTTCCGCTTGCTGAGTACCTGCGGTCGCAGGAAAATTTGAATATGTCGAAGGAGGAGACAAGCGACTTTGTCCATGCTTTTTTCAGTTTGGCAACCCCATTGGGGTTAAGCGAGAAAACCCTTCTTAATACTATCTCCCCATTCCTAATCAGAAAACCCAAAACCACCCCCTAATTTTGTAGGGCCTTTAGGTTTTAATACGCATCGTATCTGTTCATCATTGCGTCGTAATGCCCATAAAGGAGCATTATCAACCAATAATGATGTGCCAAAGCCCTATTACCCTAACCGACGCGATCAAAAAGTACAAACTTTCAAGAACGACTATCGGTCGAAAGGCGAAACAGGGTGTCATCACGAAATTTACCTTCAAAAGTTCGAGGCGCGTATACCTCGATGAAACTCAAATTCTTGAAGCTTTAAAACCAAAAGCATCATGAGTTCGCAAAAAATCCTACTCGAACTCCCAGAGGAAACGTTCACCAGGCTCGAAGCTACAATTCAACGGTGTGTCGAGGAGTCTTTAATGCGGAACGTCGACAAGCTACGAGTTGAGCCAGAGCTGTTGAGCCGAGACCAGGTCGCAAAACGCCTTCGTATAACCGCACCGACCCTTAGACGACTTGAGGTCGAAGGCAAGCTGGTACCGCAACGCGCCGGCCGGCGAGTGCTTTACAATGCAAGGACTGTTGAAAATTTCTTAAATGCAGGGACTGGCTGAAAACAGGAATCAGTTTCTCACCGCAGTATTTGACAAATCACACTCATAAACCGCCATCCCCTTTAAAATGAGAAAGTCACAACGTCCGCTTAATACGGTTAGCTATGCCTAACAGAGTCCTCCGCGACTGGACCGCCTCCGAAACAATTGACCTTCTGCCCCCTAGTGCCGAGGTTTTCTTTACCCGCCTTATTATGAAGGCTGACGATCATGGTTGCTTCCACGGTAATCCAAAGCTGCTACGAGCCGCTTTATTTCCCCTGAAGGAATACAAAGACAAGGATATCCTCACATGGCGCGATGAATGCCGGAAAGCCGGTCTGGTTCAGATGTATTTGGTCGATGGTCGGGAGTACATCAAGATTTTGAACTTCGGACAGAGGTTGCGGCGGATGGTGAGCCGGTTTCCGCAACCCAACAGCGACACGCATGTGCACGACAGCGCCTCGCCGTCAATTGTCCGCACTCTGCCGCCTGAAACAGAAACAGAAACAGAAACAGAAACAGAAACAGAAGTAGAAACAGAAACGAAACTGAATCCGAAGACAGTCGCGGTCGAACCGCTTGTATTTGTCTGGCCTTCTTTCGATGACTTCTGGGAAGCATACGGCAAAAAGGTTGACCGGCCCAAGTGTGAAAAAAAATGGAAAAAGATTTCACAGGAGGCGCGCGAAAAATTGATGGATCACGTCCCGCGATACGTGGCGTCCAGCCCGGAGATTCAATACCGGAAGAATCCTTTGACCTACCTGAACGGCGAATGTTGGAATGATGAAATAATTACAAATGGAAAACGAAATCCAAAAGAAGACAATCTCCGAAGCATTGCAGACGGTATCGCAAGACGCTTCAACGAGGCTAATGGCACAAGGTAATTTCAAGGAAGCAACAAAAAGACTTCCACGAACATTCCAGGAGGTATACGATCAGCCAAAGGTATTTGAACAGGTTTTGGCAATTGGAATCGCGCCCGTAAAGGCAATGATTGAATTTCAGTTGGCGCGCCTTGCCTCCTTGATGACCACGGGCGGAAACCTGAACGATATCCTTACGGATTTTATTTCCGGCGAGCTCATGGACATGTTTCCTAACGAGTCGATAGCCGACATCCGGCTTTGCCTGGAGCGCGGGGCAATGGGTCGGTATGGAGAGATCCAGCGTATGGATGGGGCCACTATTGGACGATGGATGGTTAAGTACGTGGACGAAAAGTACAGTGAAGACGAGGTGAGGCGACGGCAGAGCAAAAACAACGAAGCGACTAAGCAACCCATAGAAGGACTTGAATTTGCATACGCGAAAATACGTGACCAGCGAAAAGAAGAGTACAACAATCAGCAATTAGCCAAAGATGAACTATCGCGGAAGTTTGCAAAGTATGCGACTTTGAACGGTACATCGTTAGAATGCCGGCATCTTACGTTAGTTGAAACGACCGCTGGGTGGATTTGTAACACGTGCGGCAATCTGATTGGTGACCATCAAACGGAAAGGCACGACAGGCCGCAATCAATTTCAAAAGGGTTCAAGCGACCTATTTTTATCTGCGATGGTTTAGAGGTGGAGGCACTCGATGAACATTATGCACGAATGGCTTTCAAACAGGAATTTAAAAGAGAAGCAATCAAAGTTGAAGTGAAGTCATGACCGATTCAGCCCAGCATTTCCTGTTTGGTGCACTGACCGCGCTTATCCCTGGAATCATTTTTATAGTCACCGCATTCAAAAGAGGTTACGGGATGGGTGTCAAGCACAGAGCCAACCGGTGCCACACCCGTACCTACGAGGATGACCTAAATGATCTTGCGATGATGAGGGACAAGTACATAAAACTTGACAACTACTCCATCGCACTATCAATTCAGGTAGCCAAGACGGAAATTCATTTTGCAAAGCGTTCGGCGCTGACGGAGGAATTACTTGCACGAATAAAGGAACCTACCGAATGAAACAACCTCAATACGAATTTGAACGCCCAGCGGCCATCTCGTCGGCCGGAAGACATCACGCCCTGAATGAGAAAACGGCAGCCACGCGAAAGTCAACGAGGAGTGATAGGGTTCATCCATACCTGCGCACCGGATTCTGGCAACGCCCAGAAAATCAGTGCAAGAATCCCGATTGCCGACTATGCCGACCATAAAATATAATAACACCATGAGCGACAAATCCTTTGGAAACTGAAATCTGTGACTCTTTAGAGAATGGAGCAAATCGTGAGTTCAAAGTCAGAGCGATGAACCAGGCTGAATACAGAATAGGAAACTATCTGCAGGATGTGGATGGCGAAGAATTTAAAATTGGTGGCGAGACCATTGACGACCCCAGGCAGTTTGATTGCTTCGCCCCTATTCCTCTAAACGAAACGTGGTTAAAGCGCTTTGGATTTGTGCGTCCTGATGCATTCTACTCTCTACCGATGGATCAAGATCTCTCCTACAAGTTCGGAGAAATGAACGATGTATGGACTGTCTTTATTAAGCAAACAGGTCGTTGGCCGTTTTGGCATTGCGGGAGGACAGAGTATGTCCATGAAGTTCAAAACTTATATTTCTTTCTTACTCACAAGGAACTCGAAGTGAAAGTATAGTAACGGTGTACCAGAATCCACCAATGTGTGTCATAAACCCCTCGAACCCTTAACACAGCATGAAAGCTAAACCCGCAACCCTCAACGCAAAGGACATAGCTCTCATCAAAATCGCCGTTCAGGATATCAGCCTTCCATTGAACCGTGACTACCGAAAGAAGCTCCGGGATCTGGAGAAGGAGATCGCGAAGCTGAAAAAGGAAAAGGCGGTAATGCCGAATCGCGCCATTATAGAACACGAAGACTTTATCCCCGATTCCCTATGAACGAACACTTAGAATTTCTCGCAGCCTCCACGATGATGGGAAACCTCATGCATCGCAGGGCAATCATTATTCAAACCCTGCAGAAGCCACAGCACAAAGGAGACATCATGCTCACCGGAGAGCTCACCCGCATCCAGAACGACATCAACGAACTGGACAAGGTCATGACCAGCACAGGGCTCAACATCCTGGCAGGGTTCACAGCGCGGTATAACTGCCAGTTCAAGTACCTGCTCATGAAGCCCAAGATCAGTACAGAAGGATGAACGTCCAGCGTGTAAAGCGACCATGGGAAAGGAAAGGTAAGTGGGGCGTGAAATACGCGCCCGATCCTTATTACCAATCATCGACATGGAAGGCCTTAGTGAAAAGCTTTCGCCTCACCAGTACCTTATGGGATTCGGTTACCCTGGTGAGAGTAGCGCAGCCCGGGCCTAACGTGGTTAAGATCAGCAACACGCTCTGTTTCGAATGCTACACCAAAGACCAGGTGATCAAGCCAGGACGACAAACAGACCATATCGTCACAAGGAAGGCTGGAGGCAAGGATGAGCACAGCAACCTACAGACCCTATGTGATCACCATCATGCAAGTAAGTCAGCCAACGAAGGAAAGGTAAAGAAAGGGAAATGCTAACTTTGATAGTAGAAGGTTCCCCGTGGAACTCAAATATTTAGTAAGGGATAAGCCCCATAACAGATTGATTTCAACCGTCATAAGAGCCGACACTATATATATAGAGTGAACAAACGAACCAACCCCAAACATGGAATCTGAAGAGAAAACCCCAACCCCCAGTCCTACGCCAGCCCAGCAGGTAGTGATAGACTACGTCGATAAGAACATCGACCTGCTAGTCAATCACTTCAATGACTACTGCACCAAGTACAAGACCCCATTCGTACCATTAGAGTACATCGTGGCGTGTGCAACCATACAGAAGTCTGCTTTCAGGACGGGCGTAACCAACGCCAACGCAGGCGACGAGCCCCAACCGGAGGGAGGGTAGGTCTGCGACTTTTTTCGGATTGGACGGAGACCACGCTCGACCAAAATTTTCCTCTCTGCGATTTTACCATGAGGGGGTATCGATAGAATATGGCAAAACAGACTAAAAACGCAGATTTTAACTACTACCTGACGCAGGATGGGCGGAATGTGCTTGAATACATCAAGAAACACTGTGAGGCGATGGGGCTGTGGCATGAAGAATACCACCTGGAGGCATCGATGCTGGCCAATGTGTTTGTGCTGTATTGTGAGGCAGCCTATTCCTGCAATCAACCAAACGGAACGTTTCAAAAAGTTGGCAACGGCGGCTATAAACAGGTCTCCGTCGAGCTTACGATCATGGACAAAATGCACGACAAGATATTGAAGCACGCGCCCAAGTTCGGACTGAACCCAGCGGACCTTGAGAAGCACTTCGCCGGATTGAAAAAGGCGGAGAAGAAACCGGACTTCGCAGAGTGAAAGCCACCCTCATCAAAAACGTTCTGACCCCCGTCGACACCGTAACGGAAGCGGAGAAATATGCGCACTGGGTACTCGATCCGGCAAACGCGATCTGTACCGGCAGGCTTATCAAACTAGCGGCGAAGCGGTTCCTTTCCGACTTACAACGGACGGATATCTATTTCGATCCGGTGGAAGCAATAAGCATGATCAACTTCTGCGAAAAGAATTGCAACCTCTGGCAGGGCCGTTGGCGTGGTGAACCGATGCACTTTGAGCCATGGATGCGGTTTATTTTCGAACAGGTATTCGGATGGTTCAACATGGATGAAACACGACGGATCAATAAAATATTCGTCCAAATAGCCAAGAAAAACGCAAAGACAACTTTGCTCGCGATGCTGGCAATCTTCCGGCTCTTCAGGGATAAGAGAGTACAAACACCAGATATTTTTGTAGGCGCCAACAACGAAGAGCAGGCGAAACTTTGTGTGAATATCACCGGGCAGATCATTGAAGTTTCCCCGCGACTGGCCGCATTCGTGGAGGATGAAAGGGTGAAACTTTTCAAGTATGACGGGAAGATCAGGGGCATTGCACACCTGGAGCGCAAGGGATCGATCAAGGCAATGTCCAAAGAGACAGGAGACAAGACAAGTAAAACAGCGGGGGGTAAACAAGGTGTGTTTTCATCCATGGGAATCATCGATGAGTACGGGCTGGCTGCGGATGCAAACCTACTCTCTGCCATACAATCCTCGCAGGCCGCAGCGGAGGAACCATTGATGGCCGTGATCACAACGGCAGGTTTTAACCTGGACGGCCCGTGCTATACGAATACTCGCCGGACGGGGATTGAAGTTCTGGAAGGAAATGGATTTGATGACGGGTACCTACCATTCATTTATGAGCTCGACGCGCCAATAAAAGAGGATGGAAAGCCAGAAGAGATTACAGTCAGCTGGCTGCAAGAACACCCGGAAGTCTGGCAGCAGTGCAACCCTAATTTAGATGTAAGCACACAGAAATCTTTTCTTCGAAAGGAACTTCAGGAAGCAAAGAACGAAGGCGGTTCCCGCGCCGTCGACGTACTCACGCTGAACTTCAATGTATGGTGTGGTGGTTCTGAAATCTGGGTGCCAAAAGAAACGTGGGACGGAAACACCCACGGAATAAAAATCGAAGAGTTGCAAAGTGTTTACGAATGCTTTGCCGGCATCGATATTATCTCCGGCCTATCATTAAACGCCCTGATTTTACTCTTTCCGAACATTCGTGACAACACCCACGCGCTACTTCCCTTCTTTTGGATGCCCGAGGGGAAGGTACTGCCGGATAAAAACGATATGAGATTTGATTTCTCAAATTTTGTGAAGCAAGGATGGATCATGACAACCCCTGGAAACGCCATCGAAAACGAGATGATTTTCAAGAGAATTGAGAGCGAATTGAAGAAATATCGGGTGCATTCGGGCGCTTTCCTGAATTTATTGGAGAATCACGACATACTTCAAGGGCTGATGAAAACGCAGACCTGGAATCCCATCTCTAAAGGCTATCAGGGTCAAAGCACACCAACAAAAGCATGGGAGGAGCTTTTGGTAAACCATCGTATCGAACATTTTGGAAACCCGGTCCTCTCCTGGATGAACTCTAACTGCATGGTGCTTCGAAAGGACAGCGAGATCATGCTGCAACGATCCGGGGGAAGGATCGCCGGGATCTCGGCCTCGATCAATGCACTGGCACAGTACTTAACAATCGAATCTACACGCGATCCACAGGACGCGGTAATAGGAAGCTGGAAGTAAAACAAAATCCATAAATGAACCCCGTCGTAGTCATCGCCTCTCATCTTCGCTCCTCGATCACCCGGCAGAACATTCAAAGCCTGCTCCGTCAGTCGGTCGTTCCTGAGATCGTTCTCGTTGTCTCCGTCCCAGATGAGTACGAGCGGTGGAAAAAGGAATTTCCAATCATCCATGTTTTGAAGGAACGTAATTGGCCGCTGGGTAAGAAATGGCAGGCTGGCGTCGATCATGCCCGAAAGCTGAACGCGGACCCCATGATTATCACCGGCTCGGACGATATCCTTGGAGTTGACTTCGTAAAAAACGCCTGCAGTCTTTCCCGGCAACATGATTTCATTGGCTTGCAGGATTGGAGCGTGCTACACGAGAGTTTCCTGTACTCGATCACCTACAACGCGAAGATACCGCTCGGCGCCGGAAGGGTTTACTCCAACGGCCTTTTAGAGGCAATGAATTGGATCGTGTTCAACACCCGCATAAACCGGCATCTGGACGACCAAGGCTATCACAACACAAGGAGATTATGCAGGCCCATGCTGATTGTCCGCGATGCAGCAGCGCAAGGATTACACGTTGTATCCGTAAAGGGACCGTGGGTGATGATGAACAGATTCGTGTCGATGCTCCAGCATCCCAACTGTACAGTGAGGTCGAAAGTGGAGGCAATAGAAGTTCAAAACCTGATAGGATTTAAACCCATCGTCTGATGTGCAGAATAGCTGGCATTCTTCACAAGCATAACAATTCAGATTGGTCCCAACTGGCCGCAATGCGCGACCATCAAAGACCCGGAGGACCGGACGCGTCCGGGACATGGACCGATGATCACTGCGGCCTTGCCCACAACCGCCTTTCAATTCTTGACCTATCGGAAAACGGAAGCCAACCGATGGAGTCCGAGAACTGGGTACTGTGCTACAACGGAGAGATTTACAACCATCTCCAGCTCAGAAAACAGATCAACCGTCAGTGGAAGGGACATTCCGATACCGAAACTTTACTTTACCTGATAGAAACCTATGGACTGGAATCTGCACTTGATAAAATCGAGGGCATGTACGCCTTTGGTGCGTATAACAAAGGAAGCAAAGACCTTTACCTCGTCACCGATCAGCTATCTATCAAGCCGCTTTATTACGCTCTTTCAAACGGGCGTCTCCTTTTTGCGAGTTCTATTGCTGCCATAGCGCTACAGCTTTCGAAACTTCAACTGAACAAACAGGCGCTGACGGATTACCTGGCCCTCGGTTCAACTTATGAACCGTTGTTCCAGGACATCAACAAGGTCCACCCACGCACGATTGTGAGGGTCACAAAGGACTTGTTTGTCACGGAGTCGAAGTATCACCCTTTCGATCATTACAGGGCTTACACCGAACAGGATTGCATCGAAGCCGTGGTAAACTCCATCGAGTCGGTGAGGCTTTCGGATGTGCCGTTGTTCATATTTTTATCCGGGGGTATTGATAGCAGCGTAGTGGCCGGCTGTCTTCCTGGTGTGAACGCGGTGCATCTTAACTCCCCGGAAGAAAGGTACGCCCAACAGGCCGCGGACAAATTCAACACGCAATTATCCTTTATCGACCCAGCAGAAGAAAATGCGGAGGATTGCTTAAAGGACTACGCTTTCCAGTCCGGGGACTGCTCGATGGCAGCCTTGATCCCTTACATCACATCAAAGAAAGCAAGCCGGTTCGGCAAGGTGGCCATTTCGGCGAACGGAGCGGATGAGATCTTTGTAGGCTATGACCGGATAAAAGCAAGCACAACAGATGCGCAGATAAACCACATCTTCCGCCGGCAATTCTACGACGAAAGCTCATGGAGAGAGATCGTTGCAAGCCACAGCCGCATGACGGAGTTGGATACTTACCTCTCCTACGACCTGAACAAAACACTGGACTATGCCTCGATGTGCTTCGGGCTTGAGGTCCGGGTACCGTTCCTGAACCGTGAAGTGATCCGGGCGGCAATGTGGCTCCCGCGCGAAAGCCATGTAAACGGCCTGGGAAATAAGTCCATCCTCAAGAAATGGCTGTTGTCGAAAGGATTCAGTGAGCATTTTGTAAACAGGCAGAAACTCGGATTTTCGCTACATACCGAACCATTAGGATACACGAAACTGCAAGCTGATGGAGTTAAGTTGCTCTCTGACAATTTTGGTATCAGTCCGAAGTTTCAGCGAAACTCTCGCGACGATCGATACTTTCGCATGAGCGCGGCTGCATTCTATTGCTGGCACCAGGTGTGGGGTACGCGACTCAGCTAAACAACAAGGAGGCGTAAGTGGTCGGGCGGTCCGATTTTCTATACCGCCTGCTTGCTGTAATTTCCTTCGCCTTTATCAAAGCACTTCTTTTTACCCTGAAACTCTCGTAATTCTTACACGGGGGTTCAAAAGGGAACGTCACTCGCCATTCATCAGCAGCATCCTCGAAGGCTTGTTCATTTGTTTTCGACCCAACCAGGCAACCATCGAAAATCTCCATGAACACATCGAAAGCTCTCTTTCTTCTGTTCAATTCAAACGGGGTTTAGCAAAAGTATGTAAAATTATTACACCTACTGAGAGCCGTATTGCTTTTAGTTCGCACTCACATGGCGGACGCGAGGCTTCAAAGCTGGGTGAAGAGAAACGTTTGGAATTGGGCAACCAAGTCCGTCGGACCCACCTACGATCTCAAAGGAACCGACGCGCGTGAAGGCGTTTACGGATATAATGACGACTTCACCAACGAAGTTGTTACCGAACGCAGAGCGCACCAGCTCTCCACTGTCTACTCCTGCATTAACGTTCGCGCACGCACAATCGCATCGCTCCCGATAAACATCATCCGGGAAAAGAACGGAAAGAAAGAATCCCTCACAGACCACGCAGCGTATTATCCCCTCGCCCAGCAGCCGAACAGCTACATGAGTTCGGCCAATATGTTTTTAACCTCCATGATCCATTCAGATTCATGGGGTAACGCAATCATTGGGATTAGCCGCGACGGTTTTGAGGATGTAAAGAGCCTGGATCTGATCATGCCCGGAGATTGGGATGTGAAGGTCTCGGATGGCCAAGCCTGGTATAAGGTAAGAGGTGAAATGTACCGCAGTTCCGACATCCTACACTTTAGGTGGTGGGCCTTGGACGGACTCTGCGGCATTTCCCCCATCCGGCAGAACGCCATGGAAATGGGTAAAGCCTTCCAGGCTGAACGCTACGCCGGCAAGAACATGCAACAGGTGGCGCCCGGCTTCCTTCGCTACGAAGGGGAAATGCATCCTACCCAGCGTGCTGAGAATCAGAAGTCCTGGGAAACCGACCGCTTCGCCGGCCGCACGCCGATCCTCTCCGGAAAATGGGGGTATGAAAAAACGATGCTATCCCCGTCGGACATTCAGTACATCGATTCGATGGACCTCAGTGATCAGCATATCTGCGGCATCTTCCAGGTGCCTCCCGTCTTTCTGCAAAACTACCGCCGTGCAACCTGGAAGAACTCTGAAGAGTGCGACCTGATCTATGCAAAGCACACCATCACCCCGATCATTCGCATCATCGAGCAGGAGTGTAACATGAAGCTTTTCCGGGAGCGCGAGAAGAAAAACACTTATGTAAAGTTCAACCTGAACGGCCTCCTGAGAGGGGATATCGCGGCCCGGGCTGCATTCTACACAGCCATGCGCAACGTGGGTGGAATCAATGGCAACGAGGTTAGAAGCTTCGAGGATATGAATGCATACGAGGGCGGAGACATCTTCACGCTCCAGTCTGCAAACTGTCCAGCGGATCAACTTCGCGAGTTCTACAAAAGTAAAGTGGCACCCGTGCCTGCGACCGAAGGAGAGAAGGAGAAGAACGGCAAGCAAAAACAACACAACGGAGTACATCACGAACTGTACAACTGATGGAAGAGACCAAATACATCCAAAATCACTTCGAGCTTTTATTCGATAAGAAGAAAGACGAGGAGAAAGTCCGCGAAACAAGGACCCTTGATTTTGTGATCAATGTGGAGGTTAAAGATCGCGGCAAGGATTGGCTGAATTACGACAACTGGCAGATTGAGAATTACAACGCGAACCCAATTGTCGGCTACCAGCACAATGTATACGGTGACAACATGTGTAATCCCCCAGATCCCGATGATGTGATCGGCCAAGGGAAAGCATTCCTGGGTGAACATAACGGAAAAAGAGCATTGATCTCCTCAGTCACCTTCGAGCCGAAGGAGATGAATGAGAAGGCAGACAAGGTTTTCAATAAGGTTTTGAACGGGACGCTTCGGGCGGCATCGGTTGGCATCGCTCCGACCGGAAAGTTCGAATACGATAACCCGAAACAAGGCGAATGGGGCGGCATCTCCGATTGGGACCTGCGCAAGTGGCCAGGGCAAGAGCTATTGGAATGGTCGGTTGTAAATATTCCAATGAACCAAGAATCCGTCCGGAGATCATTAAAAAATCACACAAACGCCGCGCTCCTGTTTGTTCAAAATCTGATGCAGGATTACGGCATCAAAGACATTAAACAGATGAGCGTTCAGCAGATACTCGACATCATTGAAAAGAAACATGTGAGCCCTCCGATGGAGCAGCTCGAAAAAGAACTGTCTGGGCCCGACCCCGACTTTGAGAAGTACAAGTTGAGATTAAAACAAATTCAAAAATGAAAGATGAATTGAAAGAGAAACGGGAGGAAAGGGCCGATAAAGAAAAGTCCCTTAACCTCCTTCTCGATAAGGCCGCGAAGGAGCAACTTTCGGCTGATGAAAAAAAACAGTTCGATGATCTTGAAACAGAGACCGCAGAACTGGACATTGAGATCAAGCGCCTGGAAAGCATCGAGGCACGCTCGAAGAAAAGAGCCGAGCGGGACATCGAAGCAGGCCGTGGCGCACTTCCTGGCGCTGTCCAGGATAATGCTGCCGAAGAGAAAGAACTGTTGGCCATAGCAAGCAAGTTCAGCCTGTCGGCAGCGATGAAAGAGATCGCTGTCGGCAAGAAGAGCCATGTGACCGGTGTAGCCGCCGAAGTTTACCAGATCGCACAGAAAGAGGCGAAGGAAGCTGAGACGGAAATCACCGGTATGATTGCCATACCGCAAAAGTTTATTCAGATCGGAAAACGCAAGGCGCTCACAGTTGGCACCGAGGGCGCTGATGTCGTTTTCACTGAGTATGGCGGAAAGGTAATCCCGTTCCTCAATCCGGAGCCTATCGCGGAAAAACTCGGAGTAACATTCCTGCAAGGTTTGCAAGGCAACGTTCAGTGGCCTCGTGAAACAGGTGAGCTCGCCTTCTCCTTCGAGACGGAAACGGGCGATGTGGATGAAATGACACCCACCTATGACAACGTGTCGATTTCACCAAAGCGATTCGGTGGTTATATCGATGTAACACTTCAGATGCTACGTCAATCACCCGCGATCTCAGAAGGATACGTGCGTCGCAAGATCGACACAAGGCTTGAGATCACCATTGACGAGCAAATATTCAATGGAAGTGGCGCAGGCAACCAAACTACAGGCCTGTTTAACATGGGCGGCGTGAATGTGCTTTCTCTCGGTTCAGGCTCTGCCAACGATATGACCTATCGTGCGCTCCTCTCCATGAAGCGCGATGCCAAGGCCGCCAATGCGAGAAAAGGCAAACCCGGCTGGGCTACCAACGCATACGGTGAGTACGCGCTGTTAATGACTCCGCTCCAGACGAACGGCGTGGAGGGCAACTTCATCCTGAAGCCCGACTATAACGGTCGCCTCTTCGCCGAGCCTTTCCTCACGTCTCAGATCATTCCATCCAACTTCAGTGAAGGCGGACAGACTGATCTGTGCGGTCTGGCATACTCGACAAACTGGGGCGGACTGTTCACTGGATTCTGGGGTGGGGTTGATCTGACGATCGACAACATCACTCAGAAGCTCGGCGGTAAGGTTCGCTGGATTGTTAACGCATTCATGGACGTGGATGTGGAGCAGCCGCTGGAGTTCTCAATCTGTAAGGATTGGGATGCAACAGATCTTCCTGCGACCACCTAATCAGGTGATGTGATCTGGAAAAAATGGGGAGGCCGTAGATACCTCCCCATTCTGATAAGAAGTCCAAACAACAAAAAGTAAAAGATATATGGAAGTAATAGCAAAAAGAGCCGTCTTGATCCGGCAGGACCTGAAGGAAGGCAAAAGAGTCGACGTGAGGACCGTCAAGGGAAAAAAAATCAACCTCACAGAAGAGGAGGCGATCAAATTCTGGGGTGTCCTGGACCTGTCCGACGAGCAGAAGAAAAAGCTCAACACAATCGCCAAGCGCGACGGCTACAAGCGGAGGGTTTAAGCGATGATCCTGTACAGTCGTTTAACCGAGCTTCCAGATGGCGAACCTGTTTCCCTAGAGGAGGCAAAGGTCCATCTGGAACTCGCTGACGACTCGAAGGATGACTTCATTGAAGCGCTGATAAAGACAGCGCGGAGAATGTGCGAAGGATATGCGGGCCTGAGTTTCATCACCCAGGAGCGCGAGGTTTCAATGGATTACTTTCCATGTAACACCCCTCAAAATCCTTATGCGGAGATCAATGTGCCCTACGGACCGATTCAACAGATCGAGGTCACGTATGTCGACACCAATGGGGATGAACAAACCCTGGTCGACGGCACCGGCTTCAAACTTCTGGCAGGCGGAGTACCCAGAATAGTACCGCTCAATGAAAGTGGAGATATCGGTTCATGGCCGTCGACAAAGAATGTTCCGGGATGCATCACAGTATCCTACACGACAGGCTTTGACGATGTGAGCGGAGAGGCGTTACCGCCAGAAGCCAAAACAGCCATACTACTGCAGGTGGGATCGCTCTTTGAAAATCGACAGGACGAAGTAATAGGCTCAACAGGTAGTGTAGCCGCAGAGATCAACATGAACTCAAAGGCGATACTGGACAACATAAAGGTTTACTGGAATGCAAACTATTAAGCCTATTAAGCTTCTCGTATACCTGGCTGTATGGAAGCGGCCCGAGATCACCAAGCTCTGTTTCGCTGGCATCAAACGGCTCAGGAAGCATCCGCGCTTTGACATTGACGCACTCGCTGTGATCAGCGAAGAGTCGATGATCCCGCTTTGCGAAAAGTATGACGTGAAGTGGGTGATGAGCGACAACAAGCCTTTAGGCAGAAAGAAAAACAACGGCCTTTTAGCAGCAAGCAAACTGGGGTTCGATTACCTGATGGAGATCGGAAGTGACGACCTGGTTTTAAACGAGCTGCTCGACTGGTATTGCCCGATGGTCGACGCCGGTGAGCTGTTCTTTGGAATCAGGGATATCGCCTACCTGGAAAGCGACACGGGTGCTTGTAGGAGACTGATCAGTAAGGCAACGTATGGCGCCGGCAGGATGATCCACCGCAGTGTGCTTGAAAGAATGAACTGGAAACTATGGAAGGATGAACTGAACAGAGGACTGGATAACAACAGCGTGTTTAATCTGATGCGCCAGAAGGTCCAGTACAAAGTAATTGCACCAAAGGAGTTTCCCGGCGTGATCGACGTGAAGAGTGATGAAAACATTTGGAGGTTCGACTACTTCCTTGGAGTGGAGTACGATAAGAACGAGCTGTTCAAACGGCTGTCGAAGCAAGAGGTGGCAATGATCGAGTCCTATGTTACAGAGCCAGAAGCGATTCAGTCAGCTTGATCGAAAGGTCACTTTCATCGAGAAGGTTATCACCGATGGGGATAGTAACGAAGATTATACCAACGGATGGCAGGAGGCCGCAACGAATCCGACGGTATCGGCAGGCAAGGAAGACCTGGCTGGATATGAGGCTTTGATTGGAGACAGGATCACCTACGTGCAGCCGGTGAAGTGGACGGTGAGATACGAAGACGGAAGGGACAAGACGGTGCGGATGAGGCTGGTTTATGAAAAGAAAGTTTTTGAAATCCAGGCGATAGTTGAGCCGAAGGAAGGAAGACGGAGGTATTTGGAAGTAATGACAAAACTGATCGACACGGAATTTTTCACATGAAGTCCTCCATCACAGTTACGGGCATAAAGGAAATCGATGCGGTCTTTCGTGGGCTGAAGGTCGAAGTGAGCCATAAGCTTCTTCAATCCGCCAACGAAGAAGCAGCAAAGCCTCTGGTTGATGCGGCGCACCTACTGGCCCCCGTCGGGGCGACGGGAAATCTGGCCGAGTCCATCGGAGTTGAGAAACCACGCATTAGCAGAGTGGACGCTGTGGGACAGGTGAATGTAGGCCCCAGGCGCGGAGGAAAAAGCAAAGGACACCATGCGCACCTGGTAGAGTTCGGCAAAACGAACCGCGATGGCAGCAAGTCGAAAGCAAACCCTTTCATGCACAAGGCACTGGACCGGAGTATCGAAACAGTAAAAGAGAAATTCAATCAGATCGTAGGAAGAAGGATGGTAAGGCTCATGAAACGCACTTTGAAAAATGCTTAAAGGCCCGATCAGCATATTGGAAGAGGATGAAGGCGTACAGGCTTTGGTCGGCAGGAACAAGGCCGACCAGAAGTATAAGGTGTATCCTGTCGTCTCCCCCCAGCCTGAGAACATCCCCTATGTCACGGTGATCCTTACCGGAAAAATCAAAGCCGGGAAAGACTGCGGATTCAACTGCACGTTCGACGTCCGCTCCTACGCGGTGAACTATGACGACGTGGAAGCGCTGGACCTTGCGTGTGTAGCTGCCCTGGATGAACAGGGAAACGGGACATTCAATGAAGTGGCCATGGGATACATCAACCATGAGAACACGGCGGATGCTTTTATCGCTGAGCCGAAGCCCATGTATGTGAAAGTAAGCACCTTCTCCACACAAGTAGAGGAATGATAAACGGGAACAAAGTCATATTGAAAAGAGCATGGAAGAGCTCACTTGGAAAAACCTATCCTATCGGACAAGTCCTTGGCGTAACCAATGAACTCGGTTCCGAGCTTATCAAAAGCAAGACAGCAGAAGAGTACAAGGGGGAATATCCCCCGAAGCAAAAAGTGAAAACAGAATTTTTTAAACCTAAATAATCATGGCAGGCTCAAACGGTAATAAAATATTAATCTATGTCGGGGGCGTAGGAATCGGATGCCTCACAACAAACACATTCGACTCCACCAATGAGGAGATCCCGACCACATGCAAGGACGACGATGGTAATTATACCTCCGAAGCAGGCTCAAACAGATGGACAATGAGCGGTGAGGGCAACTTCAATCCCGCCTCCGGATTTGGTCTTGCTGACCTCATCGACGTACACAAAAACAAGGAGCTTGTTGATGTTACGATGCGCGACACAACATCGGGCGGCAATAACCTCAACATATCAGGTGAGGCCAGGTTAAACCATCTGACTTGGGACGGACCGCTCAATGCGGTATCGACCTTTTCCTTTGAGTTCTCCGGCCAGGGTGAGTACACTGTAACCAACACCTAATGTTCGGTAAAGGAATCCATGAGATCGAGCCAGGCAAACGCGGGTTCAAGTTCGGCACCTATGCAGCTGGGGTAACGCAGCGAACAACCGGGAAGAAGATCACCGAGGTCCTGGCTAAGATGTTCGACATCGAAAAGGTCGAAGGCAAGGAAGAAGGAGAAGATGGATTTACCCTGCGTGAATCTGCCAACACCATCGGTTACCTGCTGGCCTATTTCCATGGAGCCGCATGCAGCTACGCAAACTCAAAAGGACTTACCGAACCCACGCAGTCGGAAGTGGGCGACTGGATCGACGATATCGGGTTTCAGGAAGCGATGAAGATTTATAATGAATCCCTGAAAAGCCCAAACGTGCAACCCCCGGCGAAAGCACCGGGGAATACTTCGGCATAGAAGATTTTTTGGAGATCGCCGTGATCCATTGCGGTATCTCGGTGAATGACTTCTGGGAGCTGAGTTGGTATGAGCTTCAATTGTACATGGCGCGGCTGCATGAAACAAGAGAGACAGAGCAAAGACAGGAGGAAGCAGCATGGCAGAGAACAAGCGTGCTATGGTCAACAATAATCAACATGGCCGGGAAGGTTTCCAAAAGAAGCGTGAAGCCGGATGACCTGTTGAAAAAGGGAGATAAGGGAAAGAAGCCCGTAATCATGTCGCCCGAAGAAGTGGATAAACTCATGGGGGCAACTCTAAAGAAGGAGCGCAAAGCGAAAAATGTCAAATAGTATCCTGGCGAAAATGACGGTGGTGATTGCGGGGCAAAACGCGCAATTCCTGTCTGCTATGGATCAGGCCACCCGAAAATCAAACGTATTGGAGAAGGCTATCGGTAGTGCAGGCAAGGCCCTTACCGTGGCCTTCATCGCCAATAAAGCCTATCAGGGTCTTGAGTACGGCGTGGGAGTAATGAAAGACTTCGAGCGCCAGATGGATACGGTGGCCGCGATCAGCGGAGCCACCGGTGAAGACTTAAAGAAATTGCAGGACAACGCGGTCAATCTTGCGGGGGCATTCCGGTCCATCGACATAGCGAAGATGGAAACCGAGCTCGCCCGGCTCGGCTTTTCAACAGGTGAGATAATCAATTCCACAAAGGCCATCGTGGACCTTGCCACAGCGACAGGGGAAGACCTTGCTAAAAGCGCGGAGATAGTAGGCTCGACATTAAGAGCTTTCCAGATCGACGCCCAAGAGTCCGGACGGGTAGCGGAGGTAATGGCAATAGGTTTCAACACCTCGGCCCTCGCTCTGGACAACTTCGGGGAGGCAATGAAGTACGTTGCTCCCGTTGCCAACGCGGCAAACCTTTCCTTGGAACAAACGACCGCTTTGCTTGGAGTCCTTGCCGACAACGGTGTCAAGGGATCGATGGCAGGAACCTCTCTCCGTAAGATCATCTCCGATCTGGGGCAAGGCGCGGCGCCTATTCTGAATCAGCGCCTTAAAGAAATGGCCGCTGCCGGATTATCGGGCGCGGACGCGATGACTGAAGTGGGACGCACAGCTTATACATCCCTTTTGATCCTTGCCAACAACACCCAGAAAGTGGAGGAGGCTATACAGGCGCAAAAGACCATGAAGGGCACCCTCGCTGAGACGGCAGCGATCATGCAGGACAATTTGCAGGGTGACGTAGACAAATTAAATGCCGCCTGGGACCGGATGTTTATAACCGGCTCGGGCCTTATTCCAATTTTCAGAAGCCTCACGCAATCAACTACAAGTTTTGTCAATTCCCTCAGTGGTGCTGTTGCCCAGCAGGAACAGTTCGAAAGACTTTTAAGGAAACTACAGACGAACGCTGCCAACCAAGGGAGCTTCATGAACTTCGGTGATGAGGACGTCGAGGTCACAAAGCGGGACATAAAAAAACTGGAAGAACTGGCTACCGCTGCCGGCAGGCAAATCGGTGTCGTGTGGGATGAGACGGGAGAAAAAGTAAAAGAGGTTTTTGCGATTGATCAGAAAGGATTGCAGGAAGCGCTCAACTTCAAACTGACAGGGCTACCGAAATTGGAATCGCTCAGCGATTCATTAAAGGGAATATTATTCTACGCCCCAAAAGCCACTGAGACGGTTGGATCGCTCAAAAAACAGATCGAGGATCTGAACGACAAAATAGAAGCATCTGGAAGCCAGAGTGAAATTAAAAAATACCAAGCTGAAATATCCGGGCTGCAATACAAGATTGAAGTCCTGACCGGCAGTGTCAAGAATTTCAGCACAAACTGGGACATCGCCTTCGATGCAAGCAAGTTAGACCTGAGCCAATTCGAAATCTTCAAGAGAAGTCCTTTTGACGACCTGCAAGGATTTAACGACCAATTCGGCGCAGCGCGGGGAATAAACAAGCCAGATCAATTACAAAACGACTGGTTAGACTTTCTGAATCCAGGAGATGGCGATGAGAACGATGAGTTCAAAAAGTCAATGGAGCAGTTCGACGAGTGGGTAAAAGACCGTGAGGAGGGATTTGCAAAGGCGGCTAGAGCGGCCGGTGTTTTCGGTGATGCAATCGGAGATGTACTAGTCTCGTCATTAGTTGACGGTGAGAATTTTGGAAGGGCGCTTGCCCGGCAGGTCGACCGCGCCATCACTGAACTATATCGAATGGCTGTAGGTGCGCAACTGGCAAAAAACGCGCTTGATGCCGCGTTCAATCCGATGAAAGCAATCATAGGGCTTACCGTCGGATTTGTGGCGCTCAAAACAGCATTCGCGGCCATACAAAAGAGCAACGCGTCCGACACTCGGAGTTACGGGGAAAAATCAGTGATAGCCGTGTCGGTCGATGATCGCGGTCTCGGGCAATTCTTAAAGGCAGAAATCAGGAACCAGGATTACAAGGATGGAAGAACAAGGGCATGAAATGGCTATTCATCATCATTATGTCATACGTCTGTAACCTCAACTGGCTCAACGCGGCGACTTTCTCAAGTCCTGCAACAGGTCCGTCTGTGGCGAACGGAAGCCTTCACGCAAGCGCTCTTGATGGCGATGGACTGACAGTTAAATACAACCTGAACAGTGACTTCAACTATACTACCGGCGGACAGACAAGCGGCACCTTTAATTTCCTTGTTCCGGGGACGTACACGGTCTATGCGCGAAGCAACGCTACGTGTCTAAAAACCATCCAGGTCGTCGTCGAGTGGGTACTTACCTATACCCCGCTGTACCGTCTTCAGTTCTACGATGATCGCGGGGACAGCCAATTTCATTACCGGTTCGATATTGAGGATTCGGAATTTACAGGAGATGTCACGGAACTCGATGCATTCGGCCCGGAGCCGGTTGTAATAGACTGGCGCGGCGAGGGAGAACAGAACCCATTCAAAGAAGTTATCTCCAGTCAGGCAACCATAACCCTGCTGGCAACATCCAACCAGGAATTTATCAACCTCTATACCACTAATGATCGTCGTTATCGCGGAAGATTTTACCTCGAAGAAGACGGGGATTGGGTAGTGAAATGGGTCGGGTTCCTGATCCCACAACTTTACAGTGAGCCGTACATCTTAAAGCAGAACTACTATAACACATTCATCTTCACCGATGGCTTGGCGGACCTTTCCCAGGTCGCTTTCTCAGACGCAGGAGGTAACACCCCAGTATCGCGGCTGACGGTTTTCGACCTTATCCAATTTTGTCTTAAAAAGACAAACATAGAACTGGAGATATGGGAAACCTTCCGGCTGTATGAAATCGAAATGCCCCACACGGCCGGGGATTCAGCTCTCCAACATGCTTACATCGATCCTGCTGTACACATGTCCGGCAGTCAGATGGCCGACTGTTTGACCGTTCTTAATAAGGAGCTTAAAAACCTCGGGCTCCGGATGTACCAGGCTAACGGCCACTGGCAGATAGACCATGTTCCTTACAAGGCGGCCACAACCATAGCGACAAGAAAAAGAGCGTTCGATGGGGGGGCGCTGACCTCGGCCAATGAGTCCTACCGGATCATGCTACGCAAAGGAAAGATGCCCCCTCCGAGAGTCGCCTACGCCAAGGGAGACGCGCAGATGACCATCACACAGAAATACGGGACGGTCAATGTTATTAATGATCTGGGCATTGAAGAAGACAACAACCTATTGCTAAGCGGTTTTTTCGAAGACGAGGATATAGATAATGGGCAGTTGAAAAATTGGCAGATTAAAGCCGGGGCCTCTTGTTTCTATGGTGTCGATTTCGTTCCATCAATCGTATCGGAAACACGAGATGGAGAGACAAGGAATGTTTTAAAAATCGATTTCCTACAGGAAGGAATCGGCGTTGCGCTCCGTGAGTGCACACTACATGCGGCTCCAATTGAAATCGTCGATGCTGTTGAGCCCTATTCAATAGAGGTTGTTTTTGATGTTAAGGCGATGGGGTACAATCCGAAGTCTTTTATCTTTTTTGATTATAGAGTTCACATTGATCACGCAGGCGATGATTATTTTTTATCCCCCATTCTTTTTAACCAGTGGCGCGATGACGTAGAGGATTTCCTATTAACTGATGGATACATTCGAAGGTATATAACTCCGGGTGATTGGCAGACAATTACTTTACGGATCGATCCACGGGAGATAGCCCCCGTAACCGTTAGCGGACAATTTAATTTGTCATTTCATTTTTACAGCAATCAGCCATACGATGCTGAAGAGTACGCGGGTCTTTCGGCAATACCAACCGATACTGGCAGTGTGCGCGCAATGGACTACAGCGCGCCGACACGGTACCCCATCCAGAATCATGCAAACCGGGCGCGTATGCATGATACATCTGGTGGACTAGATGTTATTCGGCAGTATACCCTTAGACAAGGGACGGATGCTAACGAAGCTCCCGACATAATTCGTCCCGATGATTACGCATCACAGGGAGTCCATTACGTTTGGGAGCTATCCGATAGCCTTCCCCCCGACAACCAATATGGGGGCGGCATTGACCATGCAGCGCCACACTTAAAGCCGTGGCTTCAGTCGATATCAGTTGATAACGTCCGTGTACGGTACTTGCCAAATGGCGTAGATCCCGAAAACAGCACAGAGGAGACTGTCATCATCGAGCCGAGAAACAAACTCGTGCTAAATCTTGACTTGATCCATAGCGACCTCCCAAGTGACGAAAACCTAAAGAACATTACTCACGGGTGGTACAGCACTCTGGACGGAACCGATCATGTTCCGACGACAAGATGGAAAGACAGGCAGGCTGTTGGCCCGGCCCCGTTCGGCAAGGAGATTTTAAAATGGATTAAAGAGTGGTATCAGGGTCATAACTCCGCCTCAAGGTGGAAGGAAGCCGGGATGATGGATTTCAACGGAGTACTTCCCTCGTTTGTGAATGTTTTCTACGAGGTTTTAACCGGGCGGATATTCATACCCATGTCGATGAGCATGCAATACCGCAGCCGCTTGATGAAGATCGAGATGATCGAAGTATTAGCCGGTCAACCACAGACAGACGAGGGCGACCCCGATCCTGACATAGAGCCGCCAGTGGATATCAGGGAACACACAAACGAGTTTACCGACGAATTTTCATGAGCAAACTCAGCAGGGCCTCTTTCGAGGTCAAATTTAACGACGCGGCTGCAGGCCTTTACAAAGCCGGGCAAGTGGATGCCATCGGCTCTGACGATCACCGCGCACTGGTCGCAGATATCCTTGATTCCGTCCTCTGGCCGGAAGACCTGCGGCAAATCGCTGCCATGACAGCGGCGACCCTGCCGGCATATACCTTCGATGGGGTTGACACGCTCACGGCAGACGTAGACGGTTCGTTGATTATAGACGATGTATATCCGCTGTATGGCGATACCGTCATTGTGAGTCTTGAGAGCGATCCGGAGTTGAACGGCATTTACCTGGTTTCAGATCAAGGCTCTGGGTTCGCCCCATTTATCCTGACCAAGTTCGCGGATTCACTTTTTGAAGAGGCCATGTACGTTGTGGCAGGTACTGCGAACGCGGGGACTATTCTTTATCAAAGAGGTGGCGCGACAGAAACACCATACCGCGAACAAGATACATTCGCGGTGCTTCCCCCTATTGCTGTCCTGGATGCATTCGATACCCCCGTCGATCTCATCACCGCTCCAGGGGCAGGCAAGGGTAACGTGCTGACTGATATAGTTGTGTACATGGACTTCGTCACAACGGAGTATCAAACCAATATTCAGTTTGCAATCCAGTACGCAGACGGCACACAGATCATCGTGGACACGGATTTCCTTTCAAAGACATCCGATTCAATACGCACCTACACGATTCCTATTTCAGACGCGGTAATAAATTCAGCGATTCAGTTTACCGTACTGGACGGCAATCCAACAGACGGGGACAGTAACATCAAGTTCATTTTAAAGTACAGAACAATTCAGCCATGATATTTTTTATGAAACAGATCAGTTTATTTTTTGCGTTCCTGTTTTTCTCAACCGTCGCGCTTGCTCAATTCAGGGTACCGTCTATTCCTGATAACGCCTCAACGCCAACAAGATACCGGCATGTGGCAACAGTCAACGGCACACAGATTTTGAGCGATACGCCGGGGGTAAACATAACGACAGCATGGGGTGATATTACAGGCACGGCACCGACAAACATTTGGTGGAATCTGAATGGAAATAGTACGGTTGTAAGCCCAGTTATAATTGGTGGGACCGTTCAATTTGGTAGCGGCGTTGGGGGAACGAAACTATCGGGGTTCGGCATTGATATAAGCCCATCCGCCGGAACGCCGATTTTAGTACAAAATAGAGACGGAGGTGTCCAATATATCCTTGAAGGGGCAAACAGCAACTACTACGTGGAGTCCGAGTCAGGATTTGTTTTTGAATCCGAAACGGGGCCTTCCATTTTCACAGATCAGACCGGCCAGAAAATATTAGAGATTTATAGCGATGGTGCCAATGGTATCGGATTCAAAATCGATGAGAACGGTAAATACAATACCAGGGTCACGACGGGTCATAATGTATCCTATGAGGCATTGGGTCCGGATGCAAATCATGGTTTTGAATGGCTCACCAAAGGCTCCGGCGTTTACTCCTTCCGGGGCAACTCAACACAAGCGGCTCGGGCTACTTTTGGAGAAGACACTGACAATGGTTCTAACTTCGTCACGATTAAAGGACCAGAGAGTCAAGCCTCAGATGTAGTGCTCACTGCGGGGACAACGACGGGAACTATTGCCATTGTTTCAGACGTAGACGCTGCCCTTGCCTTAAAGGCCCCGTTAGCATCACCGGCATTGACCGGAACACCAACAGCCCCAACGGCAACGGCAGGAACAAACACAACACAGATAGCCACTACGGCCTACGTTGATAATCTGGCCATCACTTTGCCGGTTACAGTTCCCAACGGCGGACTTGGAGTGAGTTCACTAACCGCATATTCTTTACTGGCCGGGGGGACAACTTCAACAGGAAACATCCAGCAGATTTCAGGGGTGGGAACATCGGGCCAATCTATTGTCTCCAATGGGGCCGGTGCGCTACCAACATGGCAGGATTATTATTGGAAGATATTGGGAACGACAACCCTTTCAGGTGTCTCCACACAAACATCGAATGCCGCCTCTCAACATATTTTCAATGGAACGTGGACAGCAACAGCGAACAACGATGCACACATAAAAATCAGCCCGTCTCTCACCACGCGAAACACAGCTAGCGACAATCTATATGGATTGACACTTAACCCGACATTGAACGTTCATGCAGGAGGCCCGGCGACGACTACCCTGGCCGGGTTATTTCTAAACCCCACATTTTCAGGAACGCCGTTGTTTAACGTCATGGGGTTAAAGTCCGAAACGACCGTCGTGGGAACCTACCAGCATTCTTTTAGGAACCTCAGTTCAAACGCGGCGGCGGGAACATCTATTGTATTTGGAAATGATGCGGCGGCGATAATTGGAATCATGAACGTCGGATCGTCGGCCAACACCAACTTCGGGACAGCAGGATCTCTTAACCTGTTTTCGGTGGGCGCCACAGCAAACCTTGTTCTGGGATCGGGAACAGCGCCTAGGATAACGCTGTCGCCAGTGGGGAACCTGGTAACAACGCAAGCCGCGCAGTCGACCAGTCATACATTTACAACCCATACGCAATCCGCGCATACTGGTGGCGTGCCGTCCGGCGTCCTTTGGACAGGTGGAGCGCATACAGCTATGACGGCGGGGGGGTCGCTCGTTGAGTTAAACTACAACCTGAACAGGACCATTCAATGGGCATCGAATACCGGGGTAGCCATTTACAAAGGCGTTTTGTTCCAGGCTCCGACTCTGGCGTTTGCATCGGCGACAGGAACGGTTACAAATGCATCAACGGTTCATATCAACGGCGCTCCGGCAGTAGGAACGAACGCGGCGATAACAAATGCATACGCCCTCTATGTAGAAGCCGGGATGACACGATTGGGCGGGGGCGCTCAGATTAACGGAACGATAACAGTGCCTTCTCTTGCGGGAAGCGGAACTGACACACGACCTGTTGTTTTAGACGCTTTGGGCGTGATGTCATCGCCGGATGATGGGGTTAGAACGACAGTAAGAACTATTGCAACAGGCCAAGTCTTGACCTCAAACGGCTCCCCGGTTGTTTGCGTCGCTGCGCCAGGCGCGGGGAAAGTAATTGACGTGATCTCGGTTGGTTACTACTTTGATTATAATTCAATAGCCTACGCGACCAACACCACGGCGTTTGTCGGCTTCAGCGCCCATCCGCTACACACCACAGCCATTCCGCTTAACACCACATCCGACAGGTACGGCAAAATCGTGCTTGACATCGGGGGAGACGATGCGGTAGCAACCCACGCCAATCAAGATTTGTATTTTACAACCTCTGCCGGTAATCCAACGGCGGGTAATTCCCCGATCAAGATTTATGTGACCTACAGGATCATAACGCTTTAAGATATGCGAATTGTCGTTCTATTTTTATTCCTGTCCAACATCTGCTTTGCGCAAGGGCTCCTGCGGCGCACGAAGGCCGACTATCCAAGGTCGCTGAATTTTACCAGCGTTGCCGCAACGACAAGAACCGTAAACTGGACCGCTACCAACGGGGCGACCAACTACATTTTGGAACGGGCTACCGCTTCGGACTATTCGGGGTCGACGCAAATCTACTCAGGGTCCAATACCACCTTTAACGATTCCGGCCTTATCTCCGGAACGCTTTACTATTACCGTGTCAAAGCTCAGAAGACCGGACTATCCGATTCCGACTGGATGAATACATTCATTTACCCATTTACCGCCGCGTATTACTATGGCACTTCACTCGTCCTTGGAACGGGCGCGTCCCCCTCATCAAACCGGTGGACCACTCTTTTAAGTACGCGATTCGGAGTGACGGAAAATAACTTCGGCGTGGGCGGTCAATCGATCACTCAGGTGGCGGCCAGTCATTTTACTTATTCAAGTCTTGCAACAAAGCCAGGAGGCAACCCCATTCTTTTTCTGGAATGGAGTGCTAACGATTATTTCTATGCTACGCAATCTTACGGAAGCTACGCTGCCGGTTCCGCTCAATACGTCACGGACTTCGCTGGACTCATCGCCTACGCGCAAGCTTCGAGGGGATGGGCTAAAGCTGACATCGTTGTGATTGTCGGCTGGGACTTTAAGGGAAACGCAACGGGGGGCACAAAACAGCAACTGAACATTTACGCCAATGCCATGTCTACGTATTGCTATACCAACGGCATCAAGTACGTCAGGAACTTGCCGGACTATACGATGGATGCTGACGGCTTAGGTATTCATCCAGACAATGCGGGGCATTTGGCTATAACTGATTACCTCGAACAACAATTGGAATTGATTAACTTTTACGCACCATGAAGAACATACTTTTGATACTTTTCTTTCTCGCTTCAATCACGATTTTAGCCCAGCCCGTCACCCTTGAAAAAGGGTCCACGCTGGAAATTAAACAATCCGACTCCGGGCAGATCACCTACACGGTCATTCAGGCGCCGGTGGTTAAAACCCCAATTGGCCCGGTGTTCACGGACGCTAAACCGTTGTTCGCTAAAGATGTCAAAATACCAGGCTACATCTTCCCGGTGGATCTCGGCGGCAAGCAGGACATTACCTTAAACGAAGCATGGCCGACCGGGATCGCGCTGAACGGCCTTACAGGAGCCGTCCGGATCACAAACGAAGGCACGGTCATCGTCGGCAGCTCGACGCCGGCATATACCTTCTCCACCACGCACGGGATTCAATCGCTGGGGGCTACCAACGACGTCACCATTGCAGGCAAGTCATTCGCCGAACCAATCATTATCAAAGCGGGTGCGAATCAGTCCGGGATAGGCTGGAACGCGACGGGTACAGGATCAAGGCTGAACGTTTCAAACGTCATCTTCGACAACGTAGGTTACGCCGACATTCTGGCCAGCTCGGGAAGCGGAAAGGAATACGGGGAGATAAACCTTTCGTTCCTACGTTCGAAAGGCAGCAAGACAAAGACAGGTGAATTTATCTACATCGGCAATAACGTCACCAGCATCCCGACAAGGAAAGCAACCATTCAGCATGTGGCCGCAATGGACATTGCCCGGGAGTTCGTACAGGTCAAATGGGCGGACAACTTCTCGATATCCAACTTCACAGGGGTTAACATCGGGTTTGCAAACGGGGCGGGACAGAATCACGCAATCCAGATCGAAGCATCGACCGGAACAGTTAAAGACTTTGTTATCCAAAACGTCCCGCGCGGGATGAACATCTTTTCACACGGGGACTCGATCCGTAACGGGGCAATAGCTTTTACCATTGACGGCGGATATGTCGGTGATGCGAAGGAAGCATTTCCAAACGATCCGCATTTGAACGGCAAGCCCATCGTGATCGATGGAATTGACTTCATGAAATTGAATCCGGGGAATGCCAAATACATTCTCGCGGTGCGTGAAAGTACGGCAGATGTTTACGTCATCAACTGCAAATTTCCTCCCGGTACCGAGTCGGTGTTCCTGGATCAAAGGATCAAAGGATATACAAATAAACTGATCGGCGGGCTGAACGACCACGGCAATAGTGTTTCAACTACACCAGTTCCCACATTCATTTCAACAGACGTGAACTCGGTAGACTTTTTGAAACTCAGTGAACCGTATCACATAAAGAAAGGCAGAGGAAGTTTAACGCCAAAACCATGAGCAAAGAGGAAATTCAAAGCACGCTGCACTGGGTATATCGGGGAGGCATTACGATCATTCTGATCATCATCGGAACGATCCTCCATGACACTTATGCGGCATTCGGACAGGCTCGGGACTCAATGATCCGTATGGAGGTTCAGTTCAACGACTTCAAAGAGAACACGGAAAAGCGCATGGCAGACATGGAATACCGGCTCAGTGCAATGGAAAACGACTTACGAAAACTTAGATAACGATGAAATTCTTTCACGCCTACTTTCAGCATCTGGCCGAAAACCCTGAACGGGCCGACAGCCTTTTGCTCACAAGCATTTGCACGGTAGTGCTATGGATCCTTATGTTTCGAATGAAACAGAGAATGATCAAAGGCATGGAGGGGCTTAACCTTTTATGGGAAGGCGGGGAACAGGTAACGTTTTACTCGCTGATCGCTTTTATCCCCATCCTGTTTCGCACCGCCTACTTTCCAGATGCGTCCGCCACGCAAATGATCGCCTTGTACATCGTGACGGGATTGATCGCATACCAGGTCTTCGGTCGGTACATCTTCGATTGGGCACTGGCTTTCAAAGGCGGGCTGTCTTCGGTGCCTGAACAACAGCAGAAGAAGGAGCCGACGACTGTAAACATCAACACCAAAGTAGAGACGCAATAATAGGTAGTTCCCGCCTGACAACAAATGGCAAAATTTAACGTTCGTGGTCCGGATTTTCTAACCCCCATTTTGCAAGGAGGGCAGAAACGGTTTCGTTCGCCCGCTCAACCTCCGCTTCGAATATTTCCCCGGATTTATTCCATGCTTTTTCGGGGTCAACCGTATCTAATCCTGCTCGCTGTTCTACTTCAATTTGTCGTGTTATTACTTCTCTTAACAGATATGAATTAGCTATCGTTAATTGAAGCGTTGTTCTTAACATTTCTGTCAAATCAATAGTAACCTTTTGATTTTTGAAAGAATCCTCAAGGTTCTTCAGTATTTCATTCGTATCCAT